ACTTTGTACCCAATAGGCCATATGAAAAGCCCAAGATTGTTAAGGGGCCATTTTTCATTATGGCTAGAAGCGCGGAGGAGGCTAGGGAGCTGGCTATTCCACAGATACCGGACCATTTATTCAAAGCGGGAACGAACCGCGTATTTGTAAGAGAATTTTTAGATGACTCACTTAAACGCTACGGTACTAATTGCAATTCAGGCCAGATCGACCAGCACGAGACTACCTCGCAAACACCATGAGATTATCGAAAACAAAAGGCTCCTCGACCATGTGATTGATGCCTGTCTTTCAGCTCGTGACTATGTGAACAGACAAAAGCGAGAGGAGGTTGCCCGTGTGGTTTTGTTAGTACCGACGGGCGATGCGATTAAAGATGATTTCTCTCGAGTGCCGATATTCGAGGGCTCCGAACAAGACGTATTGTCTCGGTACACTAAAGCCTGCGACCATTATAAAGCCTCCCATGTGGTGAGGATTACAGGCGATTGCCCACTTATTAGGCCATTTGTCATTAGCAAGGCAATCAACTTGGGGCTTCGAGCTGGCTACGATTATCTGTCTAATGTGGACGAGAGGTGCCGAACGGCTCCCGATGGGCAGGATGTGGAATTTATGACAGCTAGGCTACTTAACGAGCTTAACCAAACTGCCTCGACTGCATACCACCGAGAACACGTTACCACATACGCTAGGGAGAATCCGCCAAGGTGGGCAAAGCGTGGGTTTATTATCGACCATTTCGACTACTCGAACGGCGAGAAAATCTCAGTCGATACCGAGGAGGATTTGGAAAGAGTCAGGCGAGTTTATAGCGATATAGCAAAAAAGACCGAGAAAGCCTGTATTGTTTACCCGAAACATTGCATCCATAGGCTATAAGATGACACTAAACTATGACACATCAAGGCCAGTTATCAGACGCGACCGATTCGAGTACAAGCACAGGGCGGAGCGGGCCATTGCTCACGGGGCTCTAACTAACTCAAAACGTATCGAGTCATTTGTGGAGGGTGTTTATCCTACCCACATTAAAGAGGGCCAAGGCTGTTACGTCCGTGACCATTTGGGCAAAAAATACCTCGATTTTATCGGGGCCAATGGCACCAACTTGCTCGGCTATGGCAATCAAATTCTAGCGAGGCATCTAAACCAAGCATTCCTAAAAGGGCCTCTATTTAGCTTGGGCTCCACTATCGAGGTTGAGGCGGCGGAGAAAGTTAAGGCAGCCGTGCCGATGATTCAAAGCCTTAGATTTCTCAAGACAGGGAGCGAGGCATGTATTGCAGCTATAACAATTGCTAGGGCCTACACGAACAGGCAAGAGATATTAAGCGAGGGCTATCACGGTTGGATAAACGAGTTTACCTCACTGACTCCACCACATAACGGCGTGCCGGTTGTGCTTGGTACTAAGATAAACAAGTTTGTAGACCTCGACCAAATAACCAAGAAAACGGCGGCGGTGATTTTAGAGCCAGTTAACCTAGATGCTAGTCCGGCTCGATTCAAGTATCTGCAGAAACTCAGGGAAAAGTGCGACGAGACTAAGACGCTGCTCATATTCGACGAGGTGATAACAGGTTTTAGAGTACCTCGACTCACGGTGTCTCGGTGGTGTGGTGTAATCCCTGACCTAATATGTCTCGGCAAAGCTATCGGCGGTGGGATGCCACTAGCGGTAGTGGGTGGATCAAAAGCTATCATGGAGTGTGAGGATCAATACTTTGTCTCCTCCACATTTGCAGGTGATACCGTATCGCTTACGGCAGCAATCCAATTCATTGATATTATGCTGACAAAGCGCAAAATTGAGGATTTATGGGACGCGGGTGAAAAGTGGATCGAAAAGTTTAACGCAATCGCTCCCGATATTATCAAGTTAGAGGGCTATGCCACTCGCGGCGTATTTGTTGGCGAGCTTCAAAACAAAGCACTATTTTTCCAAGAAGCTTGCAAGGCTGGCATCCTCTTTGGGCCGAGTTGGTTTTATTCATTTCCACATATGGACGCGGAAAATATTTTACCTACACTAGAGGAGATCATATGGCGGATCAAGAGGGGCGAAGTGAAGCTGCAGGGGCTACCACCGAGGAGCCCGTTTGCAATGAAGGCGAGAACAAAATAACCATATTTCTAGGGCCTCTCGATTCAGCTCTAAAAGATATGATCCGTAAGTGGAGAAATGACCCAAGCATTTATCGTTGGTGTAGGCAAAATGATCTCATTACAGATTTAGACCAAGATGCTTGGTTTGAGAAACAAAACTCAGACCCTCGCATTAGGATGTATGCGATTGGGGTTAAGACCGAGAACGCCAAGGGAGAGGTTACCACCAAGCCGGTTGGTGTTTGTGGGCTGACCGATATCGACCTTGTTAACAGACGGGCCGAGTTTAGCCTCTACATTGCTCCACATATGCAGCGGCAAGGCATCGCTTCCATTGCACTAAAGCTCATCTTTGGTCGCGGGTTTGAAGACTTGGGGCTCAATGTGATTTGGGGTGAGACATTTGCAGGCAACCATGCGCTCAAAGTATTCGAGCGGCTCGGTATGAAGGTGGAAGGTGTTCGGCGCGAGTTTTATTTTAAAGAGGGCAAGTTTATCGACGCTAGCCTCGTGTCGATGACTAGGGAGGAATGGAATGGAGTTTGTGACAAGTAGCGAGTTTTTCATAATCTTTGTATGTATGGCAGTGTTAGCCCTGCCTGTTCTATTGGCTTGTGTTGGTTTCATGTTTTGGATTCGCCAAGATATTTTGACCAATTTAAAGGCAGATGATGGTATAATAGTGAGAGACGGCGTACCACGTAAGCGTATGCTCGAGAAAAAAGCACCAAGGGCTATAGACGATGCGACGGCATTTGCTATCGAAAAAGAACAGGCTCAACGTAATGCGCGGGACTATCGTTAGGAGTCGAGATCATCTATTTTTGTATGCTCCATTGGGGGCAATGATGAAAGCTCGGCAACAGCCAGCAAAGCGGTAGTAATACCGATCAACCAATGAATATCATCATTAAGCGGGTGCTCGAGCCTTTGCAGCTCCTCTTCTATTTTTTCTAGCCTAAATGGGATTGTATCAAACACGAAAGGCTCCGAGGATTAGCCCAAGCCCCCAGTGGAGCTTAGGCATTGAACAGTGAGAATCAGACGAAATTACAACGATCTTACCACAGCGGGCAAGTCTCGTGCAGTCTTTCCCTTCATTGCCTCAATAACTTTAGGCAATAGCGCAATGGGCTTGCCTTGCCTGTTTATTTCAGCGATCGCTAAAAGCTCTTGATTGTTAGCTTGCGGGATTGTTTGGGCGTCCGGGTCTGGCATATCTTGGGTTGGAATGCAGAATGTTTGAAAGAAAGCATACTTCTGGGCGATTGATGCACATTTGTTGGACGTTTTATCGCCGCTATCTGTAGCCTCTCCATCGGCGTCGGTTGTTATAAAAGAGCCGTCTTCGGCATGGAAATAGAAGCGGTATTGGTTGATGTAATGAAACATCTTACCACCGTTTTTTGTGGTGATTACCTCGCAGCGCTCTCTATCCCTAATTTCGACGGTGCAAAATACTCCATGTTTTGCCAGCAATGGCTGCAGTGCGTTATAGACATCATCGATACCTCGATAGTTAAAACTCGCATACCCGGTGGTTCGCTTGTCCTTACCGATTGCTTTCATATCCTTCATAACGGCAGAGATTTGCTTGTAAATCATTGGAGGGTTTTTCTCGCTCATTAAACCAGCCCCCTTAAATGAGTGCCACGCTCTAAACGAGCCCATGGCAGCTCGACTCCTTTTTCCAAGTCAGCCAATACCCTACCAGTATCAAGAACGTGATACATTTCAGTTTTCACGTATTTTTTCCACTCTTCCTCGTAAACGGGGGGTTGATCAAAAGCGATAATGTTCCTCACGGTTTTGTGGCCGAGATCGAAGTCATATTTAACTCCTGCTTTCGCATTGGCTACAATTGTTAGCTTTTTTCCTAATTCATCTTTGAAAGGCAAATCCGGGTGGGCCTCCACTATTTCTTTTGTCATTTGTTTGAGCTTGTCTAATGCCGACTCCAGCCTTTTTCTATGGTGAGTTACTTGCTTTTCATAAGCTTTTGCCTGTTCGATAGAGAATCGAATTGCTCGGGCTGCAGCTTTCCTCCGACCGACGCCGGCTGATAGCTGGCGGCTTGTTTCGTTGAATAGGGCCACCATTGTCTCGTCGAGATCATCACTCGACTCGATTGCCTCGCAGATTGTACTCAGCGCGTTTGCCGAGTAGCCTAGATGTACTTTCGGTGGTTGTAGTTCTTTCGTCATATCTCGCTCCTAGGGATTATTATATTTAGTAGCCGTCGCCGTAGCCGTTGCCATAGCCGAAGCCGTAGCCGTAGCCGAAGCCGTTGCCGTTGCCGTTGCCGTCGCCGTCGCCGAAGCCGTCGCCGTCGCCGTAGGTAGATTGATTATCTTGGAACGCAATCATTTCCAGTTATCCTTATTGCATTTAAGCCGGAATACTGTTGTAAGCTCGTGCCACTCTACCACGTCTTTGCATGGATCTAGCTTTGTCTCGGATAGCGGCCCTTTTTCCGCTAGTTCGCCTAAGCCTTCTTTTGTGCCCCATTTACGGACGTTGCTGGCATTAGTTAGCCTGAACTCAGACCCGCGCCTTTCTAAGTCGCCCACAAATACCCAGCCTCGTTGCAGCACTACTATGTACTTGCCCATTTTTTCGGTCGATTCATAAACTTTTGTGGGTTGTTTCAATGCAGCTTCCAACAACAGTTTTAAAATTTCGTTATCCATTTTCCCCTCCTATAGTGTTAGGCGGCCACACTACGAATTAATTTCGTGTCCGTCAACTTATTTGTGGTACACTAGCCCTATGAAATCCCTAATCCTCACATTGTTGCTCGTGCCAGTGTTGGCTTGCGCCAAGCCGATCAAAAGGCGCACAGATGTTAAGCAATATCCGCTACTTGACATGTTAACCGAGGTGTACCTCGAGAATATGACCAAGGCACAAGACGATTGGGGATTTATCGAAAGTGACAAGTGCGACAGTCTCCTGTTTTCCGGGCTACTTGGATCCGCAGGTGTCCGGGTGTGGCTTTATGGCGCAAGAGATGATGATGGGCGGTGGTATCGAAGATGGCAGAAAGATTGCTACCCCGATCACTCGGCAAGCTCCATAAGCCGAGATATGTTGCTCGGAGTGCTTTGGTACGCATGGGGCAATAAGCGGGCAGATATCGCCGTTAATTTACTTCAATATGCCGACAAGCATGGCTATATCATGGGTGAGGGGCCACCGTCTCGAGTGCTAATGACACCGGCTCTCGTCAATACGACACAGCTCATTGCCTTCAAACTAGGCGCGCGAAAGTATGCGTGGAAAATGCCCGAGATTTGGATAGCAACACCAAAGGGCTCGGCGCGTCACATTCAAATGCTCCACATACTCTTAAGGGCCGAAGTGTTGGGCCATATGAGCCCCGGCGCAGCTAGGAGGCTCAAAGCAATTTATAGAGCGGAGCCCGAAAATGTACTCTTTGCCGCAGCTCATAACTATTGGATCAAAGATACCGACATTCCCCTACATGACTACCCAATGGACAGGCTACCGGATACCTCCGACTGGAAAGAGCCCTGGCGACCTCAACGCTCGATGGATGATTCTGGCAGGTTGCCTAGCTTGCCGCTTAAGTATCACTCAGGTGGTGAGATAGTGTTTATCAACCACTTTCTGCAGTAGCCAACACCACATTTAGTGTCCACCGATTTCTCTCGACAGGTTGAGCCCTAAGCTCTATAACAGTTGAGCTTTCAGAAAAAAAAAGAACCCGCAGCCAACGGAGAAGCAAACTGCGGGTACTAGGAGTGAGCTTTTACAAACTCTATCAACACCAAACCACCTCGAAAGAGAGAGGGGGCTTATGCGTTTTATAAGTTACCACATACGAAAAGTCAACAAAGATCAGCCAAAAACCGTACCCTCCCCAATTAGTTGGAATGCTTGTGCCGTAAGGACTTTGGGCGAAGTGGCTAGGTTGATATGTGAGCGTAATTGGTCGCCGGTATTATTCAAACACCAATACCGCAAACAAGCCAATTTCATTAGTGCCGACTTTATAGCTCTCGACTTTGACTCGGGTGAGATGACTATTGAAGAGGCTAAGTCCATTTGGGAAGGCTGCAGCCATATCATTGGCACTACCTCCTCCCATACGCCAGAGAAACACAAGTTTCGAGTGGTACTCACTCTCGAGAAACGGATCACAAAATCAGAGGACTACAAAGCGACCGTAGCCGCTATCAGCAAGCAATACGGGGCCGATACGTCCGTGGCAGATTCGTCGAGGTTTTTTTTCACATGCCGCGAGATTGTCTCCATCTCAAGTGGGGATTTGCAGGAAATAGTGGTGCCTAAACCTAAGACATATCGGACGCTAAAACCACAGCCGGGGTTTGTGTCCACTACGATCATGGCACTAACCACTTCAACTTGGGTGAGCGGTAGCCGGGATAAGAATTGTTTCATACTCGCCAAAGAGATGGCCAAGGCCGGAGCCGAGGCGGGTGAAATCTTTGACATGGTGCAACGCGTGAATATTGAAGGTGATTTTTCAGAGAGTGAAATGTGGAAATGTATTTACAGCGGAATTAAATCAGCTAGAGCGGAGGTTGGAAATGGGTGAGATAGCGAAAAAGAAGATTAAGAAAAAGGCAGCGGTTGAGGAGGAAAAACTAACCAAGGGCGATATCCAGTTATGGATTGCCAAGATTTTGTCACATGAGAATTTACCCGGGCCGAAATTTCCACGAACTTTCCGGGTTGTTCAAATGATGACTGGCAAAGTTTTAGTCGAGGAGCTTGAGGACAGAGTGGTTAAGCGATTGGATGGCAAAGATCCAGTTTATGACGCACTTACCCAATACCTCGCGGCGAGGGATGATAGGAATCAGATCACGAGGATCGATGTTAAAAATATCGAACAGGCTGTTGATTATTGGATACGTTACGCCACACCAATAGAGAATGTGAGGAGCTTTCGGTGGGCTAATGAGCCTAACGACGAATACACTTGGCACAAGTTACCCATTCGACGACTACCTGAACAAGTCTTTCCACCGGACCTTTACCCGACATGGGCAGAGATATTCTCTCGGATTGAGCCGGAGGAGAACGCCGACGCTGCAATGCAATGGATCGGCTCTGTATTTTCAAAGGGAGAGGATCGGCAACAGTATCTTTGGTTATACGGACGGGGGGCCAATTCCAAGAGCCGGATGATAGCGGTATTGGAGAGATTGCTGGGGCCTATTTGTGACTCCACTCTAGAGCCACCGGGCAAGCGGCAAAAAGAGCAAGAGGATTGGGCCTCGCGGTTATTGGGAGTGGGCCTCGGCATATTCCCCGACTGCAACAATGCTTTCTGGCCGGGCTCGGGGTTTTTTAAACGACTGACTGGCGGGGATCATATCTCAGGGCGGTTTCTGTATGGAAAGCCGTTTCGATTCAAGCCAAACTTGCGCGTTATATTTTCAAGTAACGAAGCTCCCAAACTCGATAACACGGAAGCCAACAAGCGCAGGGCTATAATTTGCACCCTCTCGAAGATAAAGGGTGAGAAAATTTCTGAAACTGTTTACGAGAAAATGCTAATGGACGAAGCCGAATTTTTTATCAATGCGGCGGTCCAAGCATACGAGAAATCCGGCATGGGGCATATCCACTGTGACCAAAGTGTGCTCGAAGATTATGCAGCCACAATGCATTCGGAAATTGAAAATTTGTTCGAGAAATACTTCGAAGATGACCCGATAGGTCACGTCCAGCCAATAAAAATGGAAGAAATACTGCAAAAAGAGAGGACGCAAGGTGTTGATATTGCTGGTTTTCGTGATTGGTTGGTGAGAGAAAAAGGTGTGAGAAAACAAAAGGTTACGACTGGAGAAATGGGCGAGTTTGGATATAAACTTGGTTACCGAGTTTACCGGGGCATTCGTCTTAAAAAACATTTTTAGCAATTGTTTTGTGTACTTCCACCTTGTTGCTTAGTTTTGTTGCAGGGGATAGGGGGTCACTCAAGGGATGTCGGATAAAATCCCTTGAAACCCTTGAGGCTCTAATGTTACTTGTCTTTAGGGGATAAGGGGATAGGGGATAGTAATAAAAAATATATATAGAGGGTGTGTATAGTGCTTATACGCATATAATAGTACGCAGGGGTGTCTCCCTGTCTCCCTGTCCCCATTCTCTGTATTTATCAATAAACTCGTATCTTTGCGGGCGCTGTGCCTAAATTTTAAACTGACCCCTATGCCGAACCTTTGAGCATATGGGTGGAAATTAATCAGGAGGACGTGGTTGAAAAAAACGGAAAAGCCGAAGTGGTTACGGGAATTGACGTTAGAAATTTTGAACAAGCAAGCGCGAGAGAATGAGCCAGCACCGATAGTGGAGTTGGGGCATTTGCGCCTAGTGGTTAGTGAGAACACTCCACAAGATCAACAGAACGGCCCCTAGAATCTACTCAAGGGGGCCTAGCCTTGTCACGGTATTGATTTGAGATAAAATGGACGAGAGGGCCTGTTAGGCCCCTTTAAACGGATTCAGGCTTTGGGAGCATCTTGCGGATCATCTTGAGGAGCTTTGGATCAGCGTAGTTGATATCGAGCTGGGCTCCTGCCCCTTGGCAATAGACCGAGCATTTGCCTACGCCCTCCTCGGTGGGGCTCACGACGACCATTGAGATGAGTTTAGGGTTTACCCATGACGATTGGTTAAGGCGGAGGAGCTTCATACTTTTTTGCCTCGCGTTTTCTTTTTGGCTGGCTCTACCCGCTCGAGATCGAGTGGAGGATTCATGTCAGTGATCGGTGGCTTGGGCTCGAGTAGGAGTTGGCCGGTACTCGACCTCCAAATACGGTTTCCCCACTCGGTGTCCACATACTGCAGGGAACGAGGAGGGGCTATGTAGTCGTTCCAGTGGTTATCGTCTTTCATTGTTCTATCCATTTATCGGGCTCCTTTCTTGCCGCTGATGTGAGGCGGGCTAGTTTGGTGATTAGTTTTTGATCTTTCTCTGGCGCATCGAATTGGGTGTATGGGTGGCGGTAGCGTTTCATTGCCCGGTCGAAATCAACGTAGAGCAACATACCGAGGAGCCTATCTAGCTCACGGCCATTAATTTCCAGTTTGTAGTACCTTTTGAGCTTTTTTAATCTCACTTTTCATTGCCCGCCTTAATACATTGTTAACAAGGTCTGACATTTTATCTTGTGATTTGAGCCACTTGTGTAGATCGGGATCGACTCTCATAGTTAAGTGAACTCTTGGCCCGAATGGGCTCTTTGACTTTCTACCTGCGGGCATTTTTTTTCCTTTCGCAAAGCTCTTATATGTGGCCGTAATCTATTATGTGAGAGGTAGTAAATCAAGGGCCTTCGTCAAGCTCCCGCATTTTCTCGGCTCGCGCTTTCTCGTAAGCTTCGGAGGCTTGCTCGGGGGTGGGGAATCGACCTAGGTAGGTGTCTTTGTTGTGGATCTTGATTGTGGCATAGTAGGGGCGCACACGGCTGTAGGCCGAGAAGCGTACGCCGCGTGGTAGGTTGCTTTTCTTCTTGTGGTCGCGCTGGTTGTTGTTTTGTTGGGACCATGTGGCCCATCGGCAATTGCTCGGCTGGTAGTCACCGTCATTGTCGATTCGATCAATGGAGGTGCCTTCGGGTTTCTCACCCATATCGGACAAGAAGTGCTCAAACTTATACCAACGGGGGCAGATTTTGATACCCCTACCACCGTAGTGGGCGTAGTCCGGGCTCTTGCACTTGGGATTATTGCATCGCCTTAGCATATCCCTCCAGCTCTGGTAAGTGGGGCTTGCCGGTGGCCCTGCATGCCCGTGTCTTGGTTTACCCGCCATATCTCCTCCAAGTGATTGAGGCTCAGGCTTTACAACGGATACCCACAGATTTCAAGAGTCGCTTGAAAAGGCTCGGCTTTATGGTAGGATGACTTATCTTTATAAGGCTTATAAATTGAAAAAATCGTTAGACCTCAGTAAAATCACCGTGCTTCGTGACACTAGGGAAAAAAACCCCTTCCCGCTATCGAGTTTTAAAACACAACCCGCGACACTAACGACCGGCGACTATAGCATTCTCGGGCTAGAGAACGAGGTAGCGATTGAGCGCAAATCCTTACAAGACCTTATAGGCTGCGTGGGCAAGGATAGGGCTCGCTTTGATCGGGAAGTGCAACGGCTCTTGGCGTACAAAACCAGGGCGGTAATTGTCGAAGGTGGGTGGGGTGAAATAGAGCTCAGTAGCTATAGGGGCAAGGTACACCCGAATTCAGTTATAGGCAGTATTTGCGGGTGGAATGCTAGCGGATTGCCCGTGATTCTTGCAGGTAATCGAGAGAGAGCTAATCGGCTATGTGAGAATATCTTGGCGGTGGCGGCAAAGAGGCGATATGCCGAGATTGTCAGGTTTTTGGGCGAGGTAGCCTAATGCCCGGAGGTAGACCCACCAAGTACAAGCCCGAGTTTTGCGAGAAGCTCATTGATCACATGTCGCAGGGATTTAGTTTCGAGTCATTTGCGGCAACGATTGATACCCACAGAGGCACGTTGTATAGGTGGGAGAGAGAATACCCGGAGTTTCGCGACGCTAAGAAGTCGGGCCTTGACAAGTCTCTTTTGTTCTGGGAGCGGCTTGGAATGCAGGGTGCAACGGGCGCTTTGGAGAAATTTAATTCATCGGCATGGATTTTTAATCTAAAGAATAAGCATTTGTGGAGAGATAAGACTCCCGACGAGATCAAAGAGGAAGCCAAGCCTCTTATTATCGTCAAGCCTTCAACGGGCGAGCGGGAGTTTCTTACCAATACCAGGGCGGTGGAGCAATTAGAGGCTGCAGCCGAGGAAGAGGATGAGTAGTTGCCCCGGCGCAGGAACCACCCACATAAAACCGCATCGGACAACCCGATACAAGCCTACAAGCACCGAGGCGTTAACAGTATAGCATGGAGTGAATATGGGCGGGATTGATGAGGATTGGAGATATCGGATTGAGGAGCGGCTCGAAGCTATCGAAAAGAAGCTTGAGGAAAAGAAGCCCGTCAGGAGCATAACCTTTAGACCATGCCATAACTATCAGGCGGGCAGGTACGCCGATGTTGATACGATTGTTTATCACTACACTGCAGGCAATGCCGATGCGAGACAGATAGTCAATTATTGGAATACTCTCAAGAGCCCGAACCGGGTGTCGGCTCACTACATTATCGACAGGGACGGGAAGATAACGCAGGCAGTGAAAGAGTCTGATACAGCTTGGCATGCGTGGAAGTGGAATCCTCAAAGTATTGGTATTGAGATATGCGCGGCTCCGGAGGAAAAAGGAACGTCTATTCAGTATGAGTCACTGGCTTGGCTCACGAAAGACATTATGACTAGGCATAGCATTGAGAGGATTACGGGGCATCGGTTTCTAGGTATCTCAACTAAGTGCCCGGGCATGGTATTTACTTCTCAGCCAGATATTGAGTTGTTTTTGAAGTCATGGGGCATCCATGTATGACTCAAAGGGATTTGAACAAAGAGGGTAAGCCGCTATCAGCGGCAGATTGGGGCGGTATGTTTCTAAATAGGCAAAGCCCCTACGTTATAGCCGAGATTGGCTCCAATTGGTCGACATTGGGTGAAGCTATCGGCTCAATTGGCATTGCTGCAGGGTGTGGAGTCGACGCGGTTAAGTTTCAGCTATTTAGCCACAAAGACTTATACGGGTTTGATGGGCCGGGTGGAGGTATCGAGCCCGACTGGTTGCCGCAATTGAAGGAAAAGGCTGATGCTTGCAAGGTGGATTTTCTTTGTTCTGCATTTAGTGTGGAGGGTGTGGAACTCGTCGACAAGTATGTGCCTGTCCACAAGATAGCGGCGAGTGAGGCTGCGTGGCCGCAATTGATTGACGCGGTGAGGAATACGGGAAAGCCTGCGATAGTGACGGCGGGTAGTTTGTCGGTTAATGAGATAATGGCAGTGGTGGCTCAGTTTTGTTGGGGTGAAAGAGATGTTTCGGATTTGTGTTTATTATATGGTGAGCCTAACTATCCTAGTCTCAACCATAATTTATTTTTACTCGATGAAATCAAGCAATTTAAAGCCCCTGTTGGGCTTAGTGATCATAGCTCAGACAATCTTTATACTGCGCTATCGGCATATCACCACTTCGGGGCCTCGGTCATTGAAAAGCACGTCCAACTTGTTGACGGGAACTTCCCTGATTCGTGCGTTTCGATCGACAAAGAGGGGCTCTCGATATTAGTGCGTGGACTCAGGGCAAAAGACCCGAGAAGCTTTATTGCATCTAACCGCAAAGAGTACAGGGAGCAATACCGGAGGAGGCTTATCGCCACCAAAGACATAGAAGTTGGTGAACGGTTTCGATATGGCTCGAATTATGGAGCGTTTCGAAGTAAAGTTAGCGACAACAAAGCACTGCCAGCGTGGGCTTATAATGATCTTAATGCGAGGTGCGCCAAGGTGCGAATAGTGGCGGGCGAGGCGATAGGGCCGAAGCAAGTTAAATGGAATAACGGGGCGTCAAAATGGCCGTAATTGATAAGTTTAACGGTAATGTGGGTGACCTTGAGCGCGATAAGTTTGCTCTTGGTGGCAATAATGATGTCAGAGTCAGGACGTTAACGGAATTTGCAGGCGCGGGAACTACCGACGCTTTCGGCAAGCTCAGAATTAGCTCACCACATACAGAATTTGACGCTAAACAGATATTTGATAATTTGCCGTTGCTCTATGATGATGTGGAGGAAACGGGCGGCGGTACGAGCTCCACATGGTCGGGTGATTTAGCAAACACGACGTTGGCTGTTAGTTTGAATACTGCAGGCAAGCGCACTAGGCAGTCTTTTAGGTCATTTAACTATCAGCCGGGAAAATCACAATTAATCTTAATGACGGGCGCTTTCGTTAGTCAAACGGACAATTTAACCGGAATTACAACGGGCATCGGTTTATACAATGATGATAATGGCATATTTTTTGAGGTACAAGAGGGAGTTTTAAAGGCGGTAATTCGGTCTAGCACGTCAGGCTCAGTGGTAAACACAAAATACTCTCAAGCAAATTGGAACGGTGATACTCTTGACGGTAGTGGCGACCCCGATACAAATCCTTCTGGTATATTGCTCGACCTTACCAAAGATCAACTTATGTTTGTTCAATTCGAGTGGTTAGGGATTGGCAAAGTTTACTGGGGCTTTTATTTTGATGGAGTGCCCAAGATAGTTCATACCGCGGATCATGTAAATATTAACCTTGGCCCTTACATGACTACGCCTAATCTCCCTATCCGATATCAAATCGAGAATGATGGGACGGGCGCAGCGACGTCGATGCGGTGTGCTTGTCAGACGGTTATTTCAGAAGGTGCGGCGGGGCATCAAGACACGGGTATCGTTAGGACGATAAGCAACGGAAATACTCAAGTTGATGCGAACGTAGGCGGAACGGTTTACGCGCTTGTTGGTGTCAGATTAAAATCGACTCATTTGGGCGCTACGGTCAGACCTATCACGGTTTCGGTCATGGCATTGACTAATGACAATATCGAGTGGCTTCTGTTGATCAATCCATCGGTGGCCGGTGACCCATCTTATGCGAACGTGACTAATTCGGCATTGCAATCCTTTAACGGTGCGACGGCAAACACTGTAACCGGGGGTACAGCCGTAGCCGGTGGGTATATATCGGCATCAAAGGACGGTGGAGCGGCGTCGGCGGAATTGGAGAGCGAGCTAGTTATAGGTGCTTCGATTGCTGGTGTGTCGGATACTTTAGTTTTAGCAGCTAGGCCCATAGGGAGCGGCACACTCAATGCTGACATTATTGGGAGCCTAACGGTTAGGGAACTAGCTTAATGAGAAGTTGTATATAAATGCCTAGTTATGAAATAGCTCCTTATACATACGCTTGTGATACGTATTGCAATAAGCGGTGGGGGCCTCCAAGTGATGAGGTTATCCCTAGAACTTGCCCCAAGTGTGAGGCGAGGCAAAAGAAAAGCAAAGAGGCTAACGTGAGGGCCGCTCGTGAAATATCCATGAGAAACTATTATAAACGAAATAGAGATGGCTGAATTTGTCCCGCATACTCCCAAGCAAGAGCGGGTGGTATTTTCAGAGAAGCGCATTACGGTAGCTGCAACGGGAATACAATGGGGAAAGTCTGAGGCTGGCGCGGTTCGCATGGTCCGGATGATTCATAAATTCCCCGACAAAAACGCCTCTTTTATCGTTTGTGCTCCTACCTTTCCGATCATGCAGCAGGCCACATTGCCCACATTTTTGGAGTTTGCCGATGGACTTGGTGAGTATCACAGAGGTGACAAAGTGTTCGAAGTGCGGGGCGGAGGTAGAGTTTACTTCCGAACTGGAACTTACGGCGACAGCGTGGTGGGTATCCGTAATACGCGCCATATATGGTGCGATGAGGCAGGGCTATATAGTCTCTATTTCTGGGAAAACATCCAAGGGCGAGCCGCTCCCAAAGAAGCCACGATTGACCTTACTACGTCGCCCTACTCGTTGAATTGGGTTTATAAAGAGCTTATCAATCCTACCCTCAAAGGTACTCGGGATGATGTGGAGCTAGTGCAAGCAGCTAGTAACGAGAACCCTTACTTTCCAGATGCAGAATACCAGCGGCGAAAAGCTACGATGGACCCGAGGCGGTTTCGCATGATGTTTGGTGGAGATTGGGATCGAAAAGAGGGGATTGTTTACGATTGTTTTGATGATGATGAGAACGTCATCGATATGGAGGAGCTACCCGGGCATCTCATTTATTATGCAGGTGTGGATTGGGGCTACACTGAGCCATTTGCAATAGTTGTTGTTGGGATTTGCCCACAGACCCACAAGCGTTATGTGGTGGCGGAGGTTAAGAAGTCTCGACTTGCTCCGAGTGAGCGAGATCAGATAGTCCAGAGGATGCAGAGGCTTTATGGTGTGACGTTTTGGTTTTGTGGGCCGGACCGACCGGAAAACATAGTCGGGCTTAATCAATTGGAGGGAGTACGGGCGGGGGCTGCCAATAACTCAGTTTTGCAGGGTATCGAGGCTGTTTATGAGAGAATAAAGGCTAGAGAACTGCAATTTGTGAGAGGGAGGGCAAGCCATGTACTTGATGAGTTGGAGGGCTATCACTACCCTGAGCATAAAGAGACTCGGGTGGATGCGAACGTCAAAGAGGTTTATCCCGTACAGGCGGAGGATCATTGTTGTGACGCATTACGCTATGCGATATTGTCGACTCAGAACATTATGGATGTAAAAGCCCCGTTTGTGCCGGGTGAGGCCAAGGGGCCGATGACTCAGGCGGCTAGGATTGAGAGGTTGTTTCGATCAAGCTCGGCAGGCTCTCGCAAGACAGAGAATTGGTCCTAGCCAATGCCTCTACTTTCTTGTGGGCTAGTGCAATGTCAGCATATCCCCACATATTATTCCTAGGGCCTACGAAATCTTTAATCATTTCCACATAGCCAGCGTCAACGTCGGCTCGGTTGATTGTTGTGCCATTGATACGACACGACCAAACTGGCTCAGTGTTGTTTAGTTTAAGCGAGCCTTTGGCTAAGTGTATTAATTGAATGCAATCCCAATAGATACCGTCGCCTCCGGTGTTGTAGTAGGAGTAGTGGGTGTCTAGTTTGCGGCATCGTTTTACAAGCTCCTGCCTCGATTTAGTGATGTGGGCGTAATTGTTGACCATGTAGAGGTTTGCGAGCCCGGGAGTGTCGAGGTCCCTAATAAACTTTAGACCTTTACGGATAGGCTTTTCACAGAGGATAGGTTTGCCGAAATCCTCGTGTTCTAAGCGTAGCAAAGTAGTAAAGTGGTCATCGGTGGGAGTGGCTACGATGATGTGGCTTTTCATAACATCGGGATTTTGATCTTTGATATCGTGACCGACCCAAGGAATGCCGAGGTGGTCACAGATTGCAGCATATCGCTTGCCCATGTTGCCGAGATGACCGATTATGAGGACGCGAACATTTTCCATTTTTTAACTCCAAAGCTATAACGTGTTGCGAAGCTAACATTTTGGTGGGATATTCTCGAGATGATATATCCATATGAGTGCAAAACTTGCGGGCCTTTCGAGGTAGTAAAATCGGTCAAAGAGATTGATAAACCCGAACAATGCCCCACTTGTTACATAATCACCAAAGATCGGCGGATTGGCCTCACGAGGCTAGGAGATGTTGATAATAATCCGAGCTACAATCCTGCCTTTGGTAAGGTTATCAAGTCGAAATCGCACCTCCGAAGCGAATTAGCTAGAATGCGCGACGAGGGACGTGATATGATAGAGGTTGGCAACGAATCCCCAGATAAAATACATAAGCATTTCGAGTCAGCTAGGGCCGAGAAGCTTAAAAATAGTTGGGAGCCAGCCGAAAAAGCTCTACACGATTGGAGGAACGGCAGATAATGGCCGATCAAATACCGATTTTACAAGAGCATCAAGCGGTTGAACGCGACCGCGAAGCCCCTTTAAATTTCGAGCCTACGCAGCAAGAGCGAACGTTAATTGCAAAGCTCAATAAGCTATTTGCAAAGTATCGCCATGTAAGAAATCGCTACGACAATGACTGGATGGATGATTACAAGTTTTTTAGAGGACGGCAGTGGAGCGAACAGCGTCCGAGCTATCGTCATTCTGAAGTAATCAACATTGTATTCCAGACGATTCAGTCGCAAGTTCCGATTTTGACCGATGCGAGGCCAAAGTTTGAGTATGTACCGGAGGAGCCCAGCGACCGAGAGTTTGCTGAGTT